CCCTTTTTCTTCTAAAGATGCTTTATCAGGACAATATGGCGCATTATTTATAATTTGGATTAACTCGGAAAGAGTAGGATCCATATCTTTAGTAACGCCAGGTTTTGCAAAAGCAACATCATCAAGGAGTAAACTCCATTGATGTGTTGAAAAGCCGTCCCAAAATTTGGCACCAGCTACTCGCATATATCGTGAACCTAAAGAAATATCTTTTTGTCTCACAGATCCATAGTAAGTATGCAGGATATCTGAAAATGTTGTTTTACCAACACCGGTGTCACCTTCCAACACAAGTGCCAGAGGCGCTCTACGTGTTTCCTGCGAACAACGCAGATTTATGCATCTATGTATGACACCTTCTAACGAAAGCACCATATTCTTAACGATACTTTTTGCTTTCCCGTCAATATCTGCCGCGTAACGAGAGATTACCTTACCCTGTGCAATAAGCTCATTAATTTTCTTTGAGAATGTATGTATATCAATTCCATGTGGTTCGGGATTCGTTAAAAATTTTTGACTGACTGATACATTTACACGACTCATCATACCATTTCTCATAAGCAGACTCGGAATGGAAGATGCATTCAACCTTTCCGGATGCTACCACCTCTATTCCTTTTTCACACAAAAACACTATGAGATCCAAAATACTATGGATAGTGTCTAATCGAAGTTTAACACCATCGCGATAGAGAGCACCTTCCAAACGAAGAGTGCTATCCTTGTCCATCTTCAAGTCCTCATCCTTAAAGGCCACTATAGCCGTTATGAAAATAAGAACTCTATTAATCTTTTTAAACAAAGGACATTTTTGAGTACTTTGATATCTATCAACATAATGTCTTGCAGTTTCAATATTTTCTTGAAAATCGGTCATAGAATAAGCTTGCACACGCAAGTCATCCTCTTCGTCATCTTTCATCAGTTCACTAACTATTTCCTTAATATTATAAGTTCGCAATAAATCGACAAGTGAGTAATTAAACGCACCTTTAATAAATGCTAAAATAGCTAGCAATACAGATGTGACATCAGTTGACTTATACAACTGTGCACCAAGAATACCAAAACTCTCAAGAAGTTTCCATAAC